TTACAAGAGCCTGTGCCAGGCGCCGCTCCAGCCCATCATCCTCACCGACCAGCAGGCGGCCGAACGACAAAATTCCAAGAAGCTGCTGTTCCCACCCGAGGAGATGAACGGTGTCGCGCCCGCATGGTACGGCTGCCGACCCGGGAGGTTTTCTTACCCGGGGCTGAAGCGCAACGAGATGGAGGGCGCGCTCTTCCCCCTGGTTCCGTGCTGCTTCGAGAAGCCCCAGGACGCGTCCAACAGGAACAAGCTCCTGAGGATGCGGATGGGCCTCGATGTCGTCACGGTGAGACGCAAGGACAACATCATCCGTCTGGCGCACATCATCCGGTACCCCGGCCAGCTGGGAATACTCCCAGAGGCGTTGGAGCCGTACTTCATGTGGAAGTATCCCGACCGGGTCATCTATCGGGTGGGCATGAACAGGAGCCAGTGGTCGTTCATGGAGTGCCTCCAGTATGTCATGCTGGGCGGGGTATCGATGCCCGTCCAGGAGTGGTACCCCGCCCACCTGATCCGCGTCCTCAGTCAGCACCCGCAATGGCTGCAAGCATACCTCCCGTTCCATGACGTCGACTCCATCATCGAGGCCATCCGAACCGACCCGTCCTTCTGGGTGAACCCGGAGGTCTTTCTGCCATTCATGGAGCGCCTCTTTGACGTCCACATACGCGTCTGGTCCGAGGAATCGGACGGTGTCTTTCGGCTGGTCAGGAGCGCCGAATCGATCGTGAGGACGCAGGGTGTCGTCTACATCATCCAGCACAGGGGCGGGAGGATGGATCGGCTGATGGGGAGGTCGCACCCGCAGTGCGAGCTCATTGCGCATCATGCCGTTGGTGAGCCCATCGATGTCCTCGGGCTGGTCTTTACGGATCCGTTCGTGGTCAGTCCGCCGGAGAGCACTCCTTTCGAATTATGGACGGTGAGGAACCGGGTTATCGGTCAGACCACGACGACCACCGGTCTCTTGGATGCCATGGTCCTGGACCCGAGGACGGTTGTGTGGGTGGTGGATGCGATCCCCACGCTGTCGACGGTTGCCTACACGACGATCGATAAGGTTGTTGTGGAGGACGCGTCCGTTATGGCACGATTGGTGGGGGACATTGTCTACCACTCCGTCATTGGCGACGGATTGGTCGTTGTGGTGTTCAGGGCTGTTCGAGATGGACCGAGGATGGCTGTGGTATGTAGGGACGGTATGCAGAGGAGCAGTCAGGCCCAGAACCCGCCGCCATTTGAGATTGCCAAGATTGTCGAGTATGTGAGGGGGCGTCCGATGATGTTATCGCCGATGAATGATCCGGATGCGGTCATGCGAGACGAGGGTGTTATTGATGGGGTGAGTGATGCATGCGTCTACCTGTTTTCGCACAATTTTGGTGTTTTTAGGGACGAGGTGTTTGAATTCATCAGGAGGCGGACGGTGGTGGATGCCGGCTTCTTCAGGGATAGACCGTTCATCACGCCCCCGAGCACCTACGGGGCCTGCTTCGAGATGTTCTCGAGGGTCGTGCGTCCGAACGATGATCCCGTCATTGTCCTGCCCAACGACAGGATGAGGATGCGCCTGTGCTACCTGCTGATGATGATTGTCCGCACATCGGGGGGGTCGATCGGACCGATCGATCCGAGCCTACCGAGGGGCGCACAGACGACGGACGATCCGTCGTCCGTGGTCATGCCGTGGGCCACCTTCCGGACCGTGTTTGTCGATCGGCCGGTAAGGATACTGGACAAGCCGTTTTCGGTTGCAGTGGGCATCCCTCCCCCCAGGGAGACGCTGATTGTATTTAGGACGGACCGGATCGATGCATTCCGTGTCCTCGAGATGGAGCCTGCGAATGTGCAGGGATTCCTCGAGCGGTTCTGTCCACCGATGGTCATGATGGATAGGAACGACACCACCGGATTCGTTATATGGTCCATCATCCCGATTGATCCATCCCTGGACGGCCCAGCCGTCGTCATGACGGAGGATGGATGGAGGAGATCACCCGAAGACGTCGGGCCACCCGTGTTCGTATCAGGATCCGGCCGCCTCCTCATGCACCCATTTTTCCTCGGGACTTAAGAGGGTTTGGTTGATATGGTAAATCAGAATGGACGGGGGGTCGACAAAGAACATACAGATAGTGCGTGTGCCCGATCCCAAGGAGGGGGTCGGTGCTGCTCCGCCACCACCACCCCCGGGAATTGGGTTCGATAGGATGCCGAGGATGTACCTCGAGCTGATCGAAAACAAGGACAAGATCCGACAGAACCTGGTGAACCAAGAGTACGATCCCGACGATCAAATGTCGGACGTGTCGTACTTTAAGAAGAAGACGTATGTGAGTTTGGCGCCAAAGAGGCAGGAGCAGGTTGTGCCGGAGGAGGAGGAGGAGGATATTTCGGATGCTGCGACGAGTGAGGGTGTGTCTGGGGGCGCAGCGGCCGCTGCGAGTGATGGGTCGTCGGAGAAGACGGAAGAAGAGATGGTAAGCAATGATGGGTCGGGTGGGGGTAATTCCGAGTCGATCATTACGGAGGAGGAGGATGTGTTGTCGGATGAGGGTGGGTCGTCGTCAGCCGGATCATCATTATTATCGGGGGGGGCGCCCAGGGTGCAGCCCTCGATACCGCAGCAGTACGAAAAGTTTTTGAAGCCACCCCCCGTGCCAAAGGGACCGATCCCTCCGCGTCTGGCCGATCTGCAGAAGACGGGTGAGTATGTGGATACCAACAAGGTCATTCCCGATCTGGCGAGGGTGTACAACAAATCCGATGAGGAGGAGGAGGAGCTGAAGCGGGAGATATTGTTCAAGTTTGATATCCTGCGCAAGTCGTACAAGCAGTTTGACATCCCTGATCACTTTACGCTGCACACGGACATCAAGACGCTGACCAGAGCGTATGAGCACACGCTCCGCAGAATATCGTTGGATTCGAATGTGGAGACATACAAGCAGTATCTCATCGGGGGCTTCATGCTGACCGAGTTTCTGGTGAGCCACTGGTTCTCGTTCGACATGCAGGGATTTACGCAGCAGCAGATCCTGAACATGGCGAGTTATGAAAGGCTCCTGATTGAGATTGGTGAAAAGTCGTACGTGCCGGGTGGCAGGCAGTGGCCTGTTGAGGTCAGGCTCCTGTTTATGATCATCATGAACGCCGCCTTCTTCATCATCAGCAAGATCATTCTGAAGAAGACAGGGTCCAATCTGATGGGGATGATGAACGACCTCAGTTCGCGGACGGCACGCGCCGCCGCGCCTGCGGCCCAGCAGAACTCCGAGAGGAGGCGGATGCGCGGCCCGTCGATCGATCCCGATGATATCCCCGATATCGGCGCCAACACCGTCGCATAAATAAGGACATTACGATAGTCATAAAATGCGATCGGCGTGCTTCGACAGTATCGTCCTCGGCATATCGATGATGATCCAGTATGGGATCGGGTTTGTATCTGCCCATCGCGTCATACCGGGCATCATCGTCGGCGTCGTCTTATCCTTGGTGGTGCCAACGGTGTCCTTCTTTTACCACCACCACAATGAGAAGGAGCCAATCTATCACAAGAACCACCTCTACACCATCCATGAAGACTGCCTCCATATATGACCGGTCTTAAATTGATTTGGTGAGTGCATCAGACGATGGGAGGGTGTCAGCATCTGACTGATGGTTGTGTATGACCAGACAGGGGATGTTATCGCGGATCAGGAAGCATGTGGAGAGGGTGTGCACGACGCCCCACTGTGGCATATCGTACGAGGAGGGCTACAGGATGTTTTACATCTTTACATGCGCGCATCCCACCGTCGAGTCGAGGGATCTTGTGCTGACAAGGATCCCCGATTGGATCGCACAGCAGTGCCGGGAGTGGATCTATCCGGTCGATGTCATAATACAGCTGGTCTATGACATCCTGCTCTACCCGTGCCGTGTCCACAAGATATCTTTCGAACGATTCAGGGCGTGCGTCCGTTCGCGCCTCCTGTCCATTGTATCCGACAATATCGCCCGATATATCAGCAGGCGGCAGTATCTGGGATGAACGACCGCCAGGATCCTGTATCCTCAACACAGCCCAGGCAAAGACATTAAGAGGGGGGAGACTCAGATAAGATCACAGTTAATAGGGTTCAAGGTTAAAACCTTTAGTCCGGCTTAAGAAGACGATTTTGGGTTTCAATTCTTTTACGAGGGGTCTGAACGAGGTTAGTTAAACAAAGTCTTGAAGGAATTCGGCGACGGTTTTTCTGTCGAACATGATGGAGATGATCATGGGGGTATTGCCCTCGTCATCTCGGGCATGGACGTCCGCTCCATGATCCATAAGGAGCCGGACAGAATCGAGATCCCCATGGTAGACGGCCATCATGAGGGCCGTGTGCCCAAAGATGTTTCGTTCATTCACGAGCGCCCCTCTTCTGAGGAGCATCCGGATGATGCCCGGATGCCCAATGTGCGATGCGGACATGAGGGGCGTCTCCCAGTGTGCGTTGGTGACGGCATTGGGATCGGCGTCATGACGCAGGAGCATGTCGACAATCTCGGCATGCCCACAACCGGCAGCACGGATCAGAGGAGTCTGGCCGATATCATTGCGGGAATCGACGTTCGCCCCATGCTCCAATAACAACGAGACCTGAGCGACATGACCCCTGTAGGACGCGATCCCGAGGGCCGTGTCCCCGCATGCCGACCGGGCATCGACGTATGCGCCGCTTCCCAATAACGTCCTCATGACGGTCATGTTCCCGGTGAAGGCCGAGATGATGAGTGGCGTGAGCCCATGGATGGGATCGAGTGAATCGACAATGCGTCGATTCGACCGCAGGATGTGCTCGATGATTGGACAGGACCCCTGCCTCGTCGCGCGGATGAGGATCTCGGTCAGGACGGAGACAGGGCACGATGTAGTGGTCGCCCTGTCGATGCCGACGGACCATAGCATGAAGATCGAACGGGCGTCGGCATAGCCCTGGATGTGCCCCAGAATATCCATGGGCAGATTATCCATAACCTGTTTAAGCGTCAGCGCGTGTTTTGTAAAACAGATGATCAGGCTGGTATCGTCGATGATTGCGGCGTTCATGAGGTCCAGGATTGGGATTTATTTGCTGGGCTGGGCGCCCGTCATCAACAGGTTATCCTCGGATCGTCTGGCGCTGACGTATCATGTGGGCTTCCAGAAGTATGTCATCCCGATCAGGTGTAGGAGGGGACCCACTGGTGTCACCGACGTGCGCGTCATCCACGAGGACGGTCGCAAGGAGGATGTGACGGAGCGGGTCAGGGAGTTCATGGGTCCCGGCCATGATTTTCATGGTCAGCGTCTGCGGCCGATCGATATCGGATTCGACAGGCCGCTCGAATTCTATGAAATGCTGTCGGATCGTGTCTATGTGGTCGCGCCTTATGAACACATGGACCTCGATCAGAAGACAAAGTGATTCAGTTTCCTGCAGATTCACAAGGCTGTTCGGACTTGACAATTCATGAGATTTGAGGAAATCCGAAAAGATCCCAAACCCTGCACGAGTCAACTTTGGATTTACTCGGATCTCCTCTCCTTAGATAAATATCCTTAACCGAAAACCCTGAATGAACTTAATTCAAATTCATATCCATTTCATTTGAATTTATTTCCTCAATCATTCCTTTTTGATCCTATCTTAACGATAAGGTATCCTCCTAACTCATGTATAATTGGATATTTAAGAAGATAATAGGTGAATGGGATTGGATTGAATTCAGAAGTAATTCAGGTTAATCCGCACAGGGCTTGCTTAACTGTCATCAAAGTCGGGTTTGGTGCAACAATCTACAGCTTCTTGCTAAGACATGATATCTTTAAATCATTGTTTTAAAGATATATCAACCCTGATCATATCCGGTCGGTCTAACAACCCCCATCAAACTATAATACGGCTTAAGAACAAGATCGTCTTATTAAGCCGGCCTAAAGTTGGTTTCAACCCTGCGGTCTAATATTTTTTCTGATGAATTCAAAAGATGATTCTTGTGAGTGATGTCATGGGGGTTGTTGCGGAGTTTCTGACGCCCTTGGAGGCTTTTCGGTGCGGGATGCTGATCAAGGGTATGGATTACAGGACGCCGGCGAGGGATGAGGTGGAGAAGATGGCCGCGGAGTGCAGGGTTGTCGCGGCATCGGTGCTTGATGACATGTGGATGGATCTGTACAATCTGGATACCGACATGAGCTGCACGCGGTCGCGGGTGGACGGGCTGAGGCTCCCGGCTCATTCGGTGAGGAGGATTGTGGACAGCGTCATGCGCACGGTCGATTACCTGTCGAGGTTAACGTATCCGGTCGTCAGGCTTTCGGATAGCGACAATATGCTGATTGAGCGGCTAAGGGATGTGTCGTGGAATCCGCTGGTTGAACCGGAGACGTGGCACGGGCTGTGCGGCATGGTTGCGAGGATGAGACGGACGAGCCTGTTTGCGGAGGATGTGCCGAAGGGGGGGTATCGGTGTCAGTACATCCTTCCCGACCTCGACCGACAGTGCATGCTGCATGCTCGTCCCCGTCGCCTGTTCTGTGGGCATCATCGGTGGGTGGGATCGCATAATTCGGTGTTTGTGGTGCCGGCACCACACTTCAGGAGGACGATACTGTAATCAATGGAAAATTGAATTATTTTGCCGAATGTGTAGTAAGATAACAGCGAACAACAGATATGGGTATAAAGAGCGCCAAGGCGAGAAAACGACAAGAGAATAAGCACGCGGGGCACACCGTGCCCGTGCTGCGCACAGCGGACGAGTTCCAGGAGTATGCCAAGATCATCAAGGTCCTTGGGGACTGTCGATTCAGGGTCGTCATGCCCGACAACAAGGAGTGCCTCGCGATCCTGTGCCGCAAGATGTTCAGGAGGCAGTGGGTCGCCAAGGACCAGATCGTCCTGGTCTCTCTCCGCGACTTTCAGGAGGACAAGGTCGACATTATCCACCGATACAGCGACGACGACTGCAGGATGCTGGCAAGAGCCGAGCACATCCCCCCCTGGTTCCTCACACCCGGCGTCGAAAAAGCCCCCGTCGCCTCCGAATTCACCGACGATGAAACCTTCGATCACGATCTCGACAACATCTGATCCTCCCCATCATCACATACCTTCAATTAAGGATCTGACTGAATCCTTAAGGCAGTATCAGATAAATTAGAGCATCATCATGGAGAGGCTGATGAGGGTGGCGATTTGTTCGTCGGTGGGAGGTTGGTGAGGGCTCGGAGGGGGTGATTGGATGTTTTGGTGGGGAGGGGCGGCGAATAGTGGATCGAGGGCATCCAAGTTTTGGATGCCTTGTGGTGTTTGAAACATGCTTTGTGTGTATCCTTTCTGTTTCGCTGCCTCTCCAAGGGATTCCTGTTGTTCATTATCAGCATCACCAAGGAACAAGGCGATTCTGTGTGAAATCGGTTGATTGTTTATTGGATTGTTTATTGGATCTTTGGATATTGGATTATTTACAGATTTTAGTTCGTCAGCTTGAACTCTTGGTGGATAAATGGCAATGATCATGAAAGGAACATGGTGTACTATTGGTTGTATATTGTGTCTCTTAATGTAACGCTGTTCTGGTAGATTGATGTATTGATTCCAATTGTTGTTTTTTTGGTCAAGCAATTCCTGGATGATTCCTGTGCCATTGATAGCGTTTCCAGATAGGACATATACCAGCAATGTCCTCTTTGGATTAGGGTATACCGGTGCTGCTGCCATGGCTCTTTCTGGGATTGTGATGATGGATCCGTTTTTGTATCTCAATATTATAATTTTATGCGGATCACATTATCCGATAGCCTGGTGCACACGCGTCTGATGAGTCCACGACAGGGTTGAAACCAACCCCCATCAAACTTTAATACGGCTTAAGAACAAGATCGGCTTCTTAAGCCGGCCTAAAGTTGGTTTCAACCCTGGTCCACGACAACACCTCAGATACTCTGAAGATGCCGGATCTCTGTAATAATCGTTCAGCCATGTCATTTCGGGCTCCAGCACTCGCGCATACGCTTGCATAGCCGCAATATCCCTCCGCCCATCATCTCTGCGCGCGATGACATCATTATGGTACAAGAACTCGAAAATAGGTGTTTGGAGGTCGGGATTGTCCGTTAGATGATTATCGCATGCATGACTGTTGGCAGCAATGGAGTTGGTAATGACGCGTATGATGAAGTCAATGAGGCGTCCATATAATTGTCGGTCATCGGGTCGAGTCTTTTGGAGCACAACGTCTCTGATGGCCGTCAGCACCCTGACGATGAATTCTCCAATCTGTTCGAGATCGTAATACTCGCAAAAATACCTTATTCTCTCACTATTTTCGTTGAGGAAATTATTAAATGCATTAATTTCATTCCTAAGGGACAGTGCACTGGGACCCCACCATAATATCTGACTATTCAGCCATGCTTCAAACAAAAAGCCATCAGGGAGCCTCGGATTGATATATAACGTGGGCTGAGAATGTGTTCTGCATATCCCCCATAAGAAGGTATCATTCGATTTGAATCCCAGGAATGATCTGATGAGATGGGACAATTGTGATGATGTTATACGAGATTGGATCCAGTGGAAGACAGAGTTGATGACGATAATGTTCGATGTGCACTTGCTGATCTTATAGTTGGGGAATACTCGGGTCATGATGCTTCTGATGAACTGTGGATTATGATTATTTGAAAAGACACACACGGACATTTTGCTTCATGGAGAAAAAAAATCTACGTCGGATTAACTTTGGATTTACTCGGATCGAATATAACTTCGAGCTTGGTTGTCAGCCCCGCACGGATCAACTTTCATCGGGTCTGAATCTTGTCTTGGAAATCCGTCTTCAGGATTACATGCAGGGTTGGAACCGCTTTAAAGCAATTACCGAAATGATTTAAAGACATATCACGTCTTTAAGCAGTTGCATCAATAATCTGTAAATGGTTTCAACCCTGATTACATGGAGATTAGATGGATCCTTATATTCAAAATCGAGTTGGGTTTGGTGGCATGAACAGGGTTGAAACCATCTACAATTTATTGATAAGACGGCTTAAAGACATATCATGTCTTTAAATCATTTCGGTCATTGCGGTTCTGACCCTGTGGCATAGAACCTTAAAATTTAATTATTCATATACAAAGAAATGGAGGCGTTTACGACGGCGGACAGTGCTTACTGTGCATACCAGAACACGCCGACACCGGGATGCCCGTGCGACCCGAGGGATTATCACGAGACGGGCATTGTAGGGTACGACTACACGTACAAGTGGGATCCTAATTACCGGTACCTGTTTTCTTCGGACAATGTGGACCGCATATCGGCGGCGATCACGACCGCACTGGATGGTGTGGATCCCCAGAACAGGAGGATCGTAGTGAACCGCGATCGGATCATCGAGGTGCTCTCGACGGTGTTCTGGAACAGCAGGCGACAGAAGGTCGGGGACATTTATTCCAGGTATATCGTCCCCAACTGCACGGGGCGCAACGACACGTACACGATGAACATGGAGACGATCAACATCATTGTGCGCGCCATCAGGGACGAGTACCAGACGATAGAATCGAACAAGAAGTTAACCGTATGGTCCACGCTGTTGGGCGACTTTAATAACCAGGGCCTCCGATCACACCCTCCCCTAAAAATACGCAGAAAGTTCCCCCAGAGAATGATGTTCAATATGAATTATTGAGACTCCACCAGGGTTGGAACCGCTTTAAAGCAATGACCGAAATGACTTAAAGACATATCACGTCTTTAAGCCGTCTCATCAATAATCTGCGGATGGTTTCAACCCTGGACTCCACCCCCCCCGCACACACGTAGTCTGAATGAATCCCATCAAACTTTTACACGGCTTAAGAACACCTTCTTAAGCCGTGCTAAGGTTGGTATCAATCCTGCCTGCAACCATCTACAGTTTATTGATAAAACGGCTTACAGACATGTATTTAAATCAATTCGATGATTGATTGCTTTGAGGAGGTTTCAGTCCTAATCCGTGGAGATGGAAAAATATCTCTTTATAATAACGGATGAGGGACATCTTTGGCGCGGTCTGTGCGTATGATGTGGAATGGGCTGGTGAGATTATGCGTCGGTATCCGGATCAGCATGTGATTATCAGGTCTGTGTGGAGGTGGATGATGGATATCCTAAAGTCTCCGAAGCTGGACAAGAGGGATATTCTGTTGATATCGACGAATCCGCTGATCAGGATAATCTTTGTCTACTGCTACCCGGGCGCACCATGGGCGGTCGGGCATCTCTCCAGCCACGAACACTTCCGCACGGAAACCGCGAGATCCCTCTTATCCAAGGCAAGGATCATTATACGTCGATCGCCCCACCCCGATAATCCGATGCGCAGGGTCGTTGTGTGCGATCCTGTGCAGGCGGAGCGCGTCCTGGCATCGGGATCATACGTCCATCCCCGGGTGCTGAGGGGATGGTCGCGCAACCCGTCCTTCCCGATGACCCTCATCATCAATCATCACGCCCGCAGATGGGACTGGGTGCACGTGTGGAGGCAGCGGATGATGACACCGGATCATGTAATGCGGTTGGCATCGATCCGACGCATGAACTACAAGCTGCTTTCCATGAACCCATTCCTATCGGTCAATCATCTTCTGACCAACACGGCAGCACCGTGGGATTGGAAGAAGCTGGCCGTCCACCCATCGATGCCCCCCCAGGACATTGTAGGTCATCCGAGTCTGGTGCGCACCTGGCGCTTCGAGGAGGCGATTCTGAATCCACGGGTCAATGATGCCATTTATCACCAGATCGGCAGGAGGTTCAGATGGGGATCCAAGCGCGTCATTGCAAACGGACTGAGGTGTTCGCACGCCTTCAGATCATGGGCAATCAGCCGCCTGCGCATATTCATGCTCCGAGCCATGATGAGGCGGCGTCTCCTGCAGCGCGTCGTGCTCATCGGGTGCATAACCGGTCGGATGCCGTCCCCGATCGTGTCCGAGGTCCTCCGCTTCATCACCACATGATCATGATGACCATTGGTATTTCGTCGTGGTGATTGATAAAGATGGACAGTCCTTCTGCATCATATGAGAATGCGCCCCCATCGATAAAATCGAATGATCTGGCCGCATCGATGATCGCCCTCATCTCGTCGTCAGAGGGCCCACAGAACGCCGTTATCGCGTTGATGACATACATCCGATGTTTGTGATCGATCAGCAGCCGATCGGTGAGACCGAAGGCTGGGATGAAGGGGATGATGTTGCGCCAGATGAGGGACTTGGGGATGGTGTCCATTGAAAAAGGCATAAAAAATTTGTTATCGTAGTTGTAGAGAGGATGATTATCGTTCATAGGGGCAATCAGGCCTTCAGACAGAACAGTCTGATGGCCGTGCTTACCGCGCTGGACAAGGCGCACATGTCCATCGTCGAGTTTGATGTTTACTGGACGGATGGGAGGTGGGTGCTCGCCCATGACTCGACCAAGGTTGCGTGCGCGGAGGACCTGTCCGTCGTCATTGCCTTGGTGGAGCCCCGTCTCAGGAGGACGGACTCCCCGAGGCTCCTCATCGATATCAAGTGGGATAAACCCATCAATGACGATCTGGTGGTCGCCATGGATGCGCTCACAACGATCCTGAGCCCCCTGAGCCCGTCATCCTTCATGTTGCAGTTCCCATCCGTCAGGACGCTTAACTCCATTAGTGGGGGAAGATACATCAAGGGGCTGCTGGTCCCATCCCCCGTCATGGTGGACTGGACGCTCCTCCCCGAGGACGCTCGCTTCGTGATGCTCGACATGAACGCCTTTACGCTCGATAATATCGATGAGGTCCGTGAGATCAGACCGGACATTAAGATCTTTGTCTACACATGCAAGGGCGTCTCGCAATACCTCTACTTCCGACAAGCCGTTGACGCCGTCGTCTGCGATATCGTCTGGTAATCACCGGGGTTGAAACCAACCTTAGACCGCCTTAAGAAGTCGTTCTTAAGCCGTTGGTTTCCAGGGTTGAAACCGCTTTAACACAATGATCGAAATGATTTAAAGATAAATCATGTCTTTAAGCCTGTATTTAAGATCGAGTTGGGGGGTTTGGATGATTCCATTATCGACTTTTTTTTTTTGAATGGATGATGTAAGAAGAGGAGATGAAGCACATGCTGCGAGTCATGACGCCCACAAACGACGTTCTGAATGATATCATGATGCTCGCTGAGAAGAAGAAGCCGCGTGCGAGCCGATGGAGCGTGCCCGTGCTCCATCCCTTCCCCATCGAACGATCTGCGCCCATCAGGGGCGACACGCTATTGTACATGATCAGGGGCGAGCGAACCACCAGGAGGATCATCATGAGCGAGACCAAGCCCGTCATGACATTACCGAATCTCCGACTGATCAGGAGCCCTGTGAAGAAGCATGACAGCAGGTGGGGCATGTACGTCTTCCCGACCGCACAACCAGAATCCGTCGCCAAGACCAGACCGGTCCTCCGTGCGATACGCAGGAAGAAGCCCAACCAGATCAGCTTCTACGCCTTTCCATTCCTGACAACACCACCTCCCAAAAAGGCACATTCCCAGCTGAGGCTGATACGACAGAGCATCCGGGAATTATGATAGAATGGGCTTGCCGTCCTCATCCACCACACCATCGAGCTCATCGGCCGTGTACCCGAAACGGACATACCACTTCTTGCCATAACAAGCCGCAACCAGGGCACGCTCATGCTCCGTCGTATGCCGAGGATGCAGACCGCTCTTCAACGACTCTACCACATGAGCCAGACACTCCTCGAGAGCAATCTGTTTGATATCATGCTCCCTCGTGTGCTGCGCCTCGATATCAAAAGACTGATGAAACTTCTCCGCCAATCTCCTGAAATCCCTCAGCTGTTCCTCGCTCATCTGCGATTCGAACGCCTTGCGGACAGAACTCAGCAGGTTGTTCTCCTCATCCGCCATTTCTGTTTTTTTTATCGGTTTTTGTCATTAAGTCAGTGGAGTGATAATATTTATGGCGAGGAATTCGTGCCATAGGGGTCTGATTTCGGACATTCGGGCATCGAAGCGGTCCTGTTGAAAGTTCATAAGGCCTGTCCGGATATGGTTTGTATGGGGGTGGTATTGGATATCGAGACCCATAAAGGTCAGCATTTCGAACGCACGCATGTCTCCGTTGTAGCACAAGGCAGGCACACCCTGGTTAAGAGCCATGATCGTCTGGTGCATCCGTGTGCTACAACGGAGACATGCTCCCTCGTGAGATTGTCCCAGTCGGACATATCGAGGAGCGTGGGATAAGCCCTGACGTCCGTCCTGCCAGCGAGCTTGTGAAGGTCATCGGTCGAGTCCTGATTCATGACGGAGAATTCAAGACCCTTGCGGTCATCAGAGATGATGCTCTTTATATTCGTAAGGACCCTGATCCGATCATCGCATCGTCGTCTCTGCCATGACAGCTTTTCGAGGTGCATCGTCGGGCACCCGATGATGATGGTGTTGTTCACGCCGAGTCGTTCACGGACGGACTTGGTAAGATGGCCCCGGATGCCGATGCACCGTGTCTTTGATGATAGGATCCTCACAAACTCCTTGCAGTTCGGCGTCAACTCATCAATGATACGATCAAAGGTGTCGATGCCCTTGAACCAGTTGATGCCGAGGCCGATGGCGAGGACGGGGATGGTCAGTTTTGACAGGAGGCTGTTGACATTGCCAAAGATGCGGTCTGTGTCGGATGCGTCGTAGTAGCAGATGGACGGTCGTATCTGGTCCTGCAGGTTCCATACCTCGACCTTAAATTTTGTATTGATATAATCGGCCAGAGGTATGATAAGGTCGGGGCTGAGATCCCATACATTGCTGATCCCTTCGAATTCATCTGGGATATGGCCGAGCAGCAAGAGAAAAATAGCGTGCTGGATGTACTTGTTGCCGATATTATAACTACACCCTGCCAGGTCATTACCGTAATTGTGATTTACAAAGAAGAATCCGTTGCCAGACGTCATCCATATACTACTGATAGGATCAGATAAAAAAATATCACTATATCACTACATCACTATATCACTACAGTATTGAAACCAACCCCCATCAAACTTTAATATGGCTTAAGAACATCATCGTCTTATTAAGCCGGCCTAAAGTTGGTTTCAACCCTGTATCACTATATCACTATATCACTATATCACATATCAGGGTTAAAAACCAACTTTAATTCGCCTTAAGAACAACATCACCTTCTTAAGGCGAATTAAAGTTGGTTTCAACGCTGGGGTTTGGTATCTCAAGCGGTGGTTCGCTTCGCGGCATGGATGAACAGAATGGCAGATTCGACAATCACCAGGATCAGCCATGATATCAGTAAGAGGCAGAACAATTGAAAGAAGCATAAATTATTTTTGCCGATGCATTTGTTTAGCCAAGGGCAGTGGTGATCATAGCCAGGGACACACAACTTGCATTCAGTGCAGTGTATCGTCCTTGGGGGTCGGAAGGTCGAGCATCGATCACAATACGACCACATATTTGTTTGTGTGTCGCCCTTTCTCACCAATGAGCGGTCGAATAATAGGTACCCAGAATCGCCGAAGAAGAGGATGAGGTAGTAGCACAACAACAGCACGCTCAGGAACATGAATGCAACGAGGGTATCCAGCAGCTCCGGATGATCGGTGAGTCTGCCCCTCTGCCTGACAAACGTTCGTGCGGCAAGTAGGACCATTGTCAACAATGAGGATACAACGATAATAATGATGATCAGAGTAATCCAAAAATCATTCGAAGCACGGATTGCGATAAACCCGGTCGATTTGGTGCGGACACTCGGTGCCGTGGCTGAGCCTTGGCCACCTTGTGCCGTATCGGTTGATTTGGTGCGGACACTCGGTGCCGTGGCTGAGCCTTGGACGCCTTGTGCCGTATCGGTCGATTTGGTGCGGACACTCGGAGACGGTCTCCCTGGTGCGACAGGAGTGGACGACGGTCTACCTGGTGCAACGGGACCGATGGGTCCGACTGCCGTGGCTGAACCTCGCTTCGGAGCCGAATACTTGGTGTGATCAAACACTTGAATCTTGCCCATCTTACCGATTGGTATAACACTGCCATAGAGGCGGAAGATGACGAATCCGACAATGATGGCGAGCTGGACACCCAAGAATGTCGTTATTATCGGGGAAGAAGGATATACATTGACAAGGACAATCGTTGCAAGGACCAATGCGCCATTCACCATGGGTCCGAAAAAATCCAATAGTGTGGACTCGCAATGCCGGGTCATCGTATAAATGACAAAATGAAGAAGCTGGAATAGCGCCGATATCATCAGTATATTTCGAATAATCTTTGAAATCCATCCATAATGAAAGCTCACGATCGCCCCAATCAATCCTATGGACGACATACAAGCCAAGAATATCATGAATCCATTATCGAGCATGTCCTGATGCTCAAACGATAACCCCAAATCTGATGACGTTGACATTTTGTTGGAAACAAGAAAAGATAATATATTTCCAGACAAAAACCCCCTATTCTTCCACCTTCAGTCTCTCCCCCCGTCATTTAAGGAGATATAAAAAATGTTTAGCCAAAGCAAAGGAGCATGGTCATTGTATCATTACAGGACCACATACATCTCGCAGGAATATTGGGGGTTAAGGGTAGTGTTGTTGAAACGAGATGTGTGTCTGATCTGACGATTGGTCAGATGATACAGAATGAGTCCATCATTCGATACCAGCGGCCCCTGATCATAGGATGGCTGCATGCCTGCCTAACGATGAGACCGAGGGTGCTGCGCATCGTATGCCCGCATACTCACATACCTATTCCGGCATGTCGGAGCATAGTAGACCGATGGCGGGGCAACTTCAGCTCCACTATCCATGTGTTTGTGAATGATCGTGGGCGGTCGACCTTTGTTGTCATGAACGAGGCGATCTTCAGGATTACGTTTGTATCGGGGGTATGCACGATCGAGGACGACGGATCCGTCGTGTTCCGGCTGGTGGTGCCCACATCGTTCTTGGCGTATGCGTTATTGATGCCCGAATCGGATGTGCAGGCCTATGCGGATCATATCGAGCGCATCATCCTCGGTGTATCGGCGGATGTCGTTGGAGTAAAGAAGTTTCGGTGGATGGCGTTTCATAATCATGGAAATATCGGGCACTGCTTCCAGAATGATCTGGCGGGGATCTGTGGTCTCGTCAATAATTTTTTTGTGCATCATGACCATCCCATCATTGACAAGGATGAGGACATTATTTATATCAATAATCGATATGATTTCTTCGGGTATGGGCTCTTGTTGGAGAAGCATGGTTATCATGTCGTGTATTGCGAAGGGATAACGATCGAGGAGGACTGCATCTACCTTGATTTTCAGGATTCTGTCCTCACGGAGGACGCGTTCCGGAATATACGGGAGCACATCCCCCTTATCCATGACGATCGGTTCAAGAGCGACAGAGGATACTGCCTGCTGCATGTCCGGACGGGGTCGCGCCCGATCATAAACCTGACCGAGATTTATTGCGAGGTCATCCGCATCATATTGGAGGAGACGGACTGGATCGTCATCGTATCCGGCTGGGTGACCCCGCCATACAAGTCGATA